TACGACGGGCGTAGAATCATAGCTTTGGACATTTGGGACAGAATGATCAAACGTTTCGAGAACAACGGAACGAAACTGAACAATCCGCACCGGGCCGTTTTATGCTCACCCTCGAACCTTTTCTACGGCACGGACGATACCGACATGATAGCGGATTTGAGTATTACGTTCAACGAAGAAACCCGTTACAACAACATTTTCGCGCAATCGAAAATAGGCACGCTTATCGGCGAGGACGACCTCGTACAAGTGGCCATATAATCAACCAATAACCAATAAAAAAAGGAGAAAATTTTTATGGAAACATGCGTTTACCAAGTCTTGAAGGACGTTTTGTATAACTGTACCAAGCCCGTATCGAAGGGCTTGCGCAACATCGGTTACATCTACAACTACGACGACATCGACTGGGATCAAGTAACCTACGACGAAACGACACCGAACATCATCACGGCCCTTCCGATGAAAGAGGGCAAGAAAGGTTATAAGATCGCCATACCGGGCAAGACCCCTTTCACCGGCACGACCACCTCGATGACCGAAGGGACATACCGTAACAACTTCACCAAGTCGGTTGCCGTTGTGATCCTCGATGCCGGACCCGATGTCTCCCACAGCATCATCGACCCCATGGCGAACGGGAAATTCCTCGTCGTTCTGGAAAACCAGTATCAAGGCACGGACAAGAAGAACACGTTCCAAGTCTTCGGCGTCGAGCAGGGCTTGTCGGCCTCGGCGATCGAATCGGACAAATATGCGGACGACGCGCAGGGGGGCACGTCTGTAACCTTGCAGGAGACCGACGCACCCACCTTCGCCTATTACCTTTTCGAGACGGACATCGCCGCCACGCGCGAGATGTTGGAATCGACGCTGACCGTATCGCCCGGGGAATAAGCCATGATGAGCTACGAAGAAGCGGTACAAGTCTTGGAGGAAATGGGAAGCCGGTACCATACCGGTTTCTCCTCCCGGGACAAGGCGGTCATCGAAAGGCTGTATGAAACGGTCCTGTCGATGAAGTTCCGTAAAACCTCGTGCGCCGATTGCTATCGAGACGCATATCTGGAAGTGTTTAATTATCTCAAAAAAACAGGCAAAATGGAAGAAAGAAAATACAAGCTCCGCCGCGGCGTGCTGTTACGACCGGAGTTCGGCTCTTCGGAGTTTTATTCGGCCAAGAGCATCACCGATGAAAAGGCGGAAGAACTGTTACGCAAGAACCCGACCCTTATCGAATCCTTTGAATCGTACCCCTCAGACTGGAAGGAGCGCATCGACAAGAAAGTACGGGACGATGACCGCATCGAGTTGAACGAGACGGGCAAACGGCTGTATATCGGGGACACCCTTCCGTTGTCCACGACCTCTTACCACGCCGTAGTGGAGCAATGGACGAGCAGCAACGCGAAAGTGGCGACGGTCGACGACAAAGGAGTCGTAACGGCGTTGTCGGAGGGCCGGAGCACGATCACGGCCACGACGACGGAGGGCAAGACGGGGCAGTGCGCCGTAACGGTCGTTTCCCGGAATAAAAAGTAGGAGGCGCAGGCGATGAACATCTCGAACGTGGTGAGGCCGTGCAAGCGCATCGAACGCTTCTATTCGAGCACGCTGGGTATTCAGACCTACGACAAGGACAACCTTTACCCTCAAAGAATGCTTGCGCTGTTGAAAAACAGCCCTACGGGCGGGACGTGTTGCAGCCGTTATGAGAACTTCATCTTCGGCGACGGATTCCGGGACAGAAATTTGTCGGAACTTGTCGTGAACCGCTACGGGGACACGGCAAACGACATCTTGCAGCTTTCCGTCCGGGACTTGTCCCAGTTCGGCGGTGTTTCCCTGCACCTGAACTACGACCTTTCGGGCCGTGTTGTGGAGGTGCAGCATGTGCCGTTCGAGAGTTGCCGGCTGTATGAGGAGGACGATGCCGGGTATGTCCCCTACATCTGCACTCACCCCGACTGGTCGGGCACAAAGACCCGGCGGGGCAAGAAACTGAAAGTAAGCCGGGAGACGGTCGATTACCTCTACCCGTTCAACCCGCAGAAAGAAGTACTGTTGTCCCAAATGGAGAAGGACGGCGGCGTGGAGAGTTACCGGGGTCAGATCCTTTGGTATTCGACGGCTGGCAGGAACACCTACCCCGAGCCCGTTTATGACAAGGTGGTAACGAACCTCTCCACCGACGAGGGTCTCGACAACGTGAAATACCGGAATGTTCGTAACAACTTCCTTCCGGCGGGAATGCTTATCCGGAAGAAAGGGCTTTCGGGCGCGATCGACAAGGACGGCCGTCCGGTGGGCGGCACGACGCAGGACGAGATAAGAAGCCGGGAGTTCGACGAAAACCTGTTGACTTTTCAAGGGGACACGAACGCGCTTGCCATTATGGACGTAACGGTCAACGCGGACGAAGATGCCCCGCAGTGGGTGAGCATAAAAAGCCAGAACTTCGACAAGGATTTCACGGTAACCGAATCGAGCGTAACCGAACGCATCTATTCCGCATTCGGACAGGAACCGTGGTACGCCATACGAGTGGGGAAACTCGGATTCAGCGGCCAGTTGGTGGCCGAGGCTTACGAATATTACAACTCTTACGTCTCGAAAGAACGTCAGGCGTTGGAACGCATCTTCTCGAAGGTTTTCGGCCTTTGGAAAGAGGGCTTGCCGGGAGACTTCACGATAAGTCCCAAAAGCTACGTCCATAACGCCGAACAAACAGGAACACCAAACGCAACGGAACGATGAAAACGATTTTGACCCCTCAGGCATTCAAGAAGATGCCCGGCATACGCAAGCCGGGCACTCACGTATCGGAAGATAATTTACAGGCTTACATCTCCGAAGTGGAAATGCTGTATATAAAGCCCCTTGTAGGAGATGAACTTTATATCAGCCTCGCAACGGACACGGAAGGGAAGTATGCCGGGTTGTTGGAGGGTTGCGAATACACCGACCGCCGAGGCAACCTCCGTTTCTGCCCGGGCTTGAAGACGGCCATTGCCTATTACGCCTATTCGCAGTATGTCATGGCGGGCGATGCCGAGAGTACCCGTTACGGCTTCCGGGTGAAAGAGGAGGAATATTCCTCGCGCCTTTCGTCGAAAGAGCGTTCGGAACTGTATAACAACACCCTCCAAGCGGCTTCCGGTTATCTGTCGGAATGCCGGACGTACATGTGTGAGGCACTTGATTTGCACTTTGAGGGCAGCCCGAAAATAACGGGAAGTTTCACGATAAGAAAAATAGGATAAGGCATGAAACAAAGCGACATAGACAAACTTTTGCCGATCTGTACGGAGATAAAGACCGCCACGCGAGAAGGGGAAAACACGGCCGGGAAAGTGGGCGGCGTGCTTGAAAAGCTGGCCGGTGCGGTAACGCCAGACGAAACGCTGTCGGGTCTTGCGAAAAAAGACCTCTCGAACGTTTCGGAGACTGTTTTACGGGACAAGACGGGTGTATATGCGGCGGAAAGGATCATGTACCATATTTATGCGGACCATTCGGTCAGCATTTCCGAGAAGAAAGAGGACTTGCCGGGCATTTTGTCGTCGGCAGCCGAAGATCATGAACTGACGTTGTATTTCGCCACGTTGAATGACAACATCGGGTCGTCTTTTTCTCCGGCGTATGTAAAGATCCTTTACGGCCGCAAGATCAATTACACGGCGATGTTCGTGGGGTCGGACAATTACGTCCACAAGGTCGTCATCGACGAGGACGGGAATCTGACGAAACAGTACGCTTATTCTTTCGATGACTTCGCCACGAAAGAGGACATCGAAAAAATAAAGCTGGGCGATCTGACCTCGCAGGGCTATCTGCCTACCCGCATCGTTGACATGGGAGAATATTCGTCGTCGGAGGGCTTCGATTTTACCGACCCTCTTTTGTCGGAACTGGCCGCAGCGATGAATGCGGTTTCGGAGGGGAAAGCCACGCTGTTGTTGAAGGGGTCGACACCGTATGGTGATCCTCTGTTTTTCACGGGTGCCTCTGTAAAGATAAAAGACGGGATAGACTACGAACTGACCTTTTTGTTAGATAACGGCCGTTCTTATAGGATCTCGTTCGAGGCGGGTTACCCGGATAGTGTACAGCAAGGATTTACAGAAGGCGGCGGTAGCGGCACAATCACATCGGAAGCCTACACGGACAATAAGGATTACAAGGAGATTTAAAACGAACCAATAAAATAATGATATTATGGCAAAAATCAAGAAACTAAAAGAGAATGGGGCAACGATTTATCCGGCGACGATACCGGAGGGGGTTGTTGATACAAACGGTTTTAC